ATACTGTAAGTGGGTCTGGCGGCGGCGGCGGCGGTAATGGCGGCGGATCGGTTGGCCAAAACGCCGTAAGTTTTACCAGCGGCGCAGGAGGTAATAATTTTAATGGGGTGGGCGGTGGTGCGGCGTCATCTGGTGTTTCTAATGCCGGAACTTTGGGCGGCGGCAGTAGCGGATACGTTGCATCTAATAGCTCTGCAGTAACATCAAGTACCGGCGTAGATATTTTAAATAGTTTAGGCAGCAGTGGCGGCGGCGGTGCGGGTTGCGTACAAGGACACAGCGCCGGATTTTTTGGCGGCGGCGGTGCTGGCGGCGGTGCTTTCATTACCACCCTCTACCTTGGAGGTTCTGGCGGGCAAGGTGTTATTGTTCTTGAATATACACCTAACACAGATTTTCTTATGTTTATGAGTGCACGATAGGATGTGAAAATGAAAATTGCTGTATATGCAATTAGCAAAAACGAAGAGCAGTTTGTAAAAACATTTTGTGAGTCCAGTAAGTTAGCAGATTATATTATGATTGCCGACACTGGGTCTACAGACAACACTGTAGAGGAGGCAAAAAAGCATGGGGCTGTTGTTCATAGCATTTGCATTTCTCCTTGGCGCTTCGATCATGCTCGGAATGCCGCTTTGGCGTTACTCCCCGCTGATATCGACGTCTGCATATCGCTAGACTTAGACGAGCAGTTAGAGCCAGGTTGGCGTGAAGAACTAGAGCGTCTCTGGACACCGAACACCACACGACTTAGCTATAAGTTTGACTGGGGGCACGGCAAGGTATTTTACAGCACCAAGGTGCATAGCCGCAAGGGATACCATTGGCACCACCCATGCCACGAGTACATTAGGCCAGACCACCGGACTAAAGAACTGTATGCTTACAGTCAGATGTTAATGATTACGCATCACCCTGATGAGACAAAGTCAAGGGGCCAGTACTTAGATCTGCTTGAGATGTCAGTTAAAGAAGACCCAAGGTGCCCCCGTAATGCGTTTTACTATGCCAGGGAGCTAACATATTACCGACGTTGGCAAGACGCAATTGGGGCACTAGAAAAATATTTAGCAATGCCAGAGGCGGTTTGGAATAACGAAAGATCGTACGCCATGAGGTTAATTGGCAATTGTTATGACAACCTAGGGCAAGACGGCATGTCATGGTACCGTCGCGCAGTGTCTGAAGACGCTGGCGTTCGTGAGACATGGTGCGAGCTAGCGCAGGCGTGCTACAAAAAACAATTATGGGAAGAGTGTTACGGCGCGGCCTGTAACGCACTTAAGTTAACAAACTGCACTTATGTGTATACCATAAACGCAGAAAACTGGAAAGCAAGGCCGCACGACTTGGCAGCAATCGCAGCATTTAAATTAGGCTTTAAACAAGAAGCAATAAAACACGGAACCGCCGCTTTGGAATTTGAACCCAACGACAAGAGATTAATAAAAAACCTCGAGTATTATAAGGAATAAATATGGCACAAGTAGGTTATACACCACTTAGTTTATACTACAGCACCACTGCTGCGGCTGTGCCGGTTGCTGGAAATCTAGTTCCCGGTGAGTTAGCGATTAACATTAACGACGGCAAGCTATACTTTGAAAATAGCTCTGGCGTGGTAACTTTGCTAAGCGCGGCGAGCGGCGCTTCGGCAACTGTGCAAAGCGTATCAGTAACGACAGCAAATGGATTTGCTGGCACCGTAGCGACCGCAACAACTACACCAGCAATCACACTAAGCACAACGATTACCGGTTTGCTAAAGGGAAACGGCACTGCAATCAGCGCCGCGGTATCTGGCACAGACTATGGCACCGTATCCAGTGTTGCCGTAAGCGGCACAAACATTACAGTTAGTGGCTCTCCGATTACTACCACCGGCACTATCAATATTTCAATACCCCAGGCAATTACAACTACAAGCAATGTACAATTTGGTTCCTTTGGTGTTGGCACCGCCGCATCTGGTACCACAGGTGAAATTCGTGCAACAAATAACGTTACCGCGTTTTACTCATCGGACCGTAAGCTAAAAGAAAACATACAGGATGTGCCTAACGCACTTGCAATCGTTACAGCAATTGGTTCCAAAACATTTGATTGGACCGATGACCATATTGCCAAACACGGCGGTGAGGACGGTTACTTTGTACAAAAATCAGATTTTGGTGTAATTGCGCAAGACGTTCAATCTGTATTCCCGCAAGCTGTTCGCACGCGAAAAGATGGCACGTTGGTGGTTGACTATGAAAAACTTAGCACACTTGCGTTTGGTGCTATTAGTGAATTATTAAAACGTATTGAGGTCTTGGAGAATAAATAATGGCACTGCCACCTTCGGGGCCGCTTTCGTTAACTGACATCCAAACTGAGTTTGGTGGGGCTAATCCAATTGGTTTAAATGAATACTACGCCGGAGGCGGCTTAGTGCCCCCCGGCACCACAGGCACATACGGGCCAGTGCCCACAAGCGGGCAAATTGCACTCTTTATTTTTTTTGGCACGCAGGCCGCTCCAATCCCCGGAGTCAATTGGACATACCAAGACGGTTTATCTAACAGTCAAACTATTTGGGGCACGGACGTCAGCACAGTCTTCAAAATTATATGGACCGGATCTCAGTACGTTGCAGTTGGTGCGGCAGGTAGAGTAGCAACATCACCCGACGCAGTTACTTGGACTTTCCGAGCAGGGCTTAGAAACACAGCATGGGGCTCTGCGTTTGGTGCTTCTAATGTACTTTCAATTGCATGGAATGGATCTACATACGTTGCCGTTGGTGAAAATGCTAAAGTGGCAACATCACCCGACGCAATTACTTGGACATACCAAACAGGCCTTCAAAGCACCGGGTGGGGCCCCTCCTACGACGTCAACGACATTGCATGGAATGGTTACGTATTCCTTGTAGGTGGTCAGTACGATTCACCCGCCACATCCCCCGATGGAATTACTTGGACTATACGAAACTGGGCAATGTCGGGCGCATTTGGCGAGATTTATACGGTTGTATACAGTGGGATTTATTTCTTTATAGGTGGGTCTAGTGGTCAACTTGGGTATTCCTACGATGGACAGTATTGGAACCAACTAACCGGACTTAGTAGCACCGTTTGGGGCTCAGATAGCCAGAATCGGGTTTACGGATTTGTATTGGGATCAGCTCAGTACGTTGCAGTTGGTGGTAATGGTAGAGTGGCAACATCACCCGACGCAGTTACTTGGACTAATCGAGATGGGCTTAGAAGCACGGCATGGGGCACGGGATTTGGTAACACAGTTAACGACATAGTATGGACCGGATCTCAATATGTTGTAGTTGGCAACTCAGGCAGAGCGGCGACATCATCCGACGGCATCACTTGGACTTACCAATCGAGCCTTAGCGCATCGGCGTTTGGTGCTGCTAATGCTGAAACAATTGTGTGGACAGGATCACAATATGTTACAGGTGGTCAGATAGGTAGAATTGCCACATCCTCAAACGCAGTCACATGGACTTACCAAGATGATTTATCTAAAAGTCAAACTAATTGGGGGTTTAGTAATGTTTATGGAATTGCATGGACCGGATCTCAGTACCTTGCAGTCGGGACACTAGGCCAAGCAGCAACATCACCCAATGGGGTCACTTGGACTTTCCGGGGAGGGCTTAAGGCAACAGCGTTTGGAACAGCAGACAGTAACGCAGTAGCTTGGTCCGGGTATTGGTCTACTTTCCTTACAGTTGGTACACTTGGTAGAGTAGCAACATCACCCGACGGAATTACTTGGACCTATCAACCAGGTCTAGCCGCAACGACATTTGGCACAGCGGCATGTAACGCCGTAGCTTGGGATACGTCGACTGGGGCTCAATTCCTCGTAGTTGGTGATAGTGGCAGAGTGGCAACATCGCCTAACGGTGTGACTTGGACATACCGAGCCGGTCTTTCAAGCACTTCGTGGGGTTCAAACTATATTACTGCCGCCACATGGTCGGGGTCCCAATTTCTTATTGGCGGGCCCTCTGGCCTGGTAGCAACCTCCCCTGACGGAATCACTTGGACCGTTCGACCAAGTCTAGCCGCCACAGCGTATGGGGCGACAGTAACTTACGCAGCAGCTTGGTCTGGGTCTAAATTCCTCGTAGGTGGTGAAATTGGTAGAATAGCGACATCACCCGACGGAATTACCTGGGCCTATGAACCAGCCTTATCCGCAACGACATTTGGCACTGCGTGGGTTAGAGCAATTGTTTGGAACGGGTCTGAATTTCTTGTAGGTGGTCAGAATGGTAGGGTGGCAACATCGCCCGACGGAATGACTTGGACATACCAATCAGCGCTTAGTGCAACGACATTTAGCACCAGTGAAATCAGAGCGCTTAATTGGAACGGGACCCAGTACCTTGCAGGTGGTTTTACTGGCAAAGTAGCCACTTCCCCCTAATATTTAATAAAGGAAAACAAAATGGAAATTAAAAAAATACACTCAATGCGCTGGGCAACAGCAGACAATACTTTTGTTTGTTTATTTGCCGATACCAACACAGGTAATAATGAAGAAATTGGCACTCCGTATGACAACACGTCAATTATTTGGGATGCAGTAAAATCATTTCCAATAGACGAGATTGCGGCGTATGTCGCCCCTGTAATAGAGACCACACCAAATGAGTGAATTAATTGACAAAAACGAAGCGGCGCTATCCGCCCACGAGGCGGTCTGTGCCGAGCGATACGCCGGCATTAACGCACGACTAAAACGCATCGAACAAATCCTAGTGGGATCGGTAGGGTTTATTATAGCAACCATGATTGCATTACTCGTAAAACTAAACTAATAAAAATGAATAATGTCAGAACCATTTGGCTTTTTAGAAGGAGCAAAATCTCTTGGTAGCGCCCTTGACTCCGCCAGAGGGGTCAGCAAGGAGCTATCTACCAGTATCGCTAACGTACAAAAAGAAGCAACCGACCTAGCCCAAGAACGCGCCAAAGAGCGCGCCAAAGCACAAAAGTTTCACGTCGACCAGAACATACTAAAGGCGTTTGACGAGTTCAAGATCATCGAGGAAGTCAAGCGCCTCGAGCAAAAGATGAAGGCTGAAGTTACTAAAAACTACGGCCCCAAAGCCTGGGATGATATACAGATCATCAAGGCCCGTCTCTTAAAGGAGAAAAAAGAAAATGAAAAACTGTTTAACAAAGACCTACACGAAATTCGTAGAGTTCAGCTCTACTGTTTTATCGTGGCTGGCTTCGTTGCCTGGTACCTTACTTGGGGCCATAAGGGGTAAAAAATAATGTTTCCACTAACCGCCATCGTTGACGTTGGAATGAAAATCCTTGACAAGTTTATACCAGACCCAGAGGCTAAGGCCAAGGCGCAGCAAGAACTTCTCAAGATGCAACAAGAGGGCAGACTGGCCGAGCTTAACGCCGACATGAACGAGCAGAACAACGTCTCAGAGCGTTGGAAGTCCGACATGTCATCTGACTCTTGGCTATCTAAAAACATTCGCCCTATGGCCCTTATAGCAATCCTTGGCGGCTACTTTATATTTGCTATGATGTCCGCCTTCGGACTCAATGCAAACGAGAGCTACGTTACCCTATTAGGTAACTGGGGCATGCTCGTCTTCGGGGCGTATTTTGGGTCACGTAGCCTGGAGAAAATAACCGAGATTCGGAGTAAAAAGAATGAACCTAAGCCCTAACTTTACACTAGAAGAACTAACCGCATCTGAGGTGGCACAACGCAAAGGGCTAGACAACACGCCCAACGCCACCGAGACGGCTAACCTAGTACGCACCGCAGAGCTATTGGAACAAATCAGATCGCTACTAAACAAGCCGATTCTTGTAAACTCTGCGTTCAGATCTAAACCCGTGAATGATTCTGTTGGAAGCCGAGATTCCAGCCAGCATAGGCTGGGTTGCGCAGCCGACATCAGAGTCCCAGGCATGACACCCAAACAGGTCGTACAGGCCTGCATCGATGGAGGAATACCATTTGACCAGATTATTGAAGAGTTTGGATCCTGGACGCATATCAGCGTGCCAAACACTAAAGACACCGCGCCCCGTAAGCAGGCGCTTATTATCGACAAAACAGGCACGAGAGCCTTTTCTTAGCATAAATTTGCATTAGTATATAGCAAACTAACGAGGAGACTCTATGTTACGACATCACCTGGCGGTGTACGCCTGCGCGATTGCGCTTGTCTGGGGCGCGTGTTTTCACGACCCCCTAGCTAAATGGGCCGTGACCCACACCCCATTCCAGTGGGTTGCGGACTCAACCGTTGATCTAATTGAACACTTTGAGGGAAAGCGCTACCGCGCCTACCAGGACTACGGCGGCAAGTGGACGACCGGCATTGGTCACCTAATACGCCAAAGGGACGCCCATTTGCTCCATAGGGAGCTTTCTGAGGCCGAGGTGATAGGTATCCTACACCAGGACCTAGAAAAGTGCTCTACGGCCCTAGAATCGGCTTTAAACAGCATTCCCAAACGGCACCAGATTGACGCCTTGATGAGCCTGTGCCATAACATCGGGCCAGACAACATGGCCCGCTCTGAGGTTGTTAAGCACTTTAACGAGGGCAACGTGCACAAGGCAGGAGAAGCGTTCCTTAATTGGAGCAACCCGCCAGTCCTTAAAAAACGTAGACAAATAGAGCGATCGCTGTTCTTAGCCGGGGCGTAAACACCCCTTATTTTGCATTAGTAGATATAGAACCATTAACCTGAAGGAACCAACATGGACGGCTTTAAATCATCACCAAAGATGCAGTGCTTTAAAGAAGGCGGCTCTGTTAAGTATAAGTCACGCCACTCTGAAAAATCAGAGATGAGCGAAGACATCGCACAAGACAAAAAGGTAGTGAAGAAGGCAGTTAAAATTCACGACGAGCAACAACACAAAGGTGAGAAGACTAACCTGTCCAAGCTAAAAGACGGCGGTCGCATGAAAAAAGAAGGCGGCTGCGTGGGTCGCTACAAAGCCGGCAGAAAAACCAAAAAAGCCAAGGCGCCGTCAAAGGCAGCTATCAAGCCAGCGATGTCAAACATCGCCGAGCCAGCACCTACAATGAGCCCAGCAATGAGCCCAGCAATGAGCCTAGATAAGGGCGTGATGCCTCCCCCAATGATGAAAAAAGGTGGTAAAGCAAAAAAGTATGCTGACGGCGGTATTGTAGACAATATTAAGTCCGTCGGTAAAAAAGCATACGAGAATGTAATGGGTACACCAGAACAAAACAAGGCAGCCGCCGAACAAGAAAAGGCGATTGCAGAAAAGGATCCATCTAGCTACGAGGCAAAGTACCGTAAAATGACTGGTAAAAAAGAAGGCGGCAAGGCATGCCAATAGAGTCTAAACAGCAACAGAAGGCGATGTACGCCGCCGCGGCTGGTAAGTCAACCATTGGCATTCCTAAGAAGGTTGGCAAAGAGTTTATTAAGGCCGGCAAAGCAAAACCAAACCTCCCACAACAAGTAATTAAACGCGCATCCGGCAGAGGACGTTAATTTATGTCATACTCTGGTACAACTAACCAGACCAAGATCAACGTAGACCAGTTGATCTCGTACGCATATCGTGATGCTGGTAAGACGGCAGAAGAGATCACGCCCGAGTATATCGACGCTGGCAAACAGGCGCTTTACTATTTACTTCAAAACCTGTCTAACCGTGGCGTTAACCTCTGGCTTTTAGAAAACAAGGTCATCGGCGCGCCAACAAATGCGCAGTGGGTTTCGTTGCCTGAAAGCACGATTGACGTGCGCGAGGCAAACTGGGTGTACATCACCAACCCATCGTACAGCGGCTTACTGCCAACGTCAAACCCAAACGTGGTTAACCTGTTTGACCAAGACGCAAACGATACACTAGATCTATTCGCAACCACGACGCTAGTAGATAACTACTTCGGTGCCGCATACAGCCCGCAGACTCGATTGTTTTATGTTGGATTTAATGCGTACTGCCCAGGCACAACGGCAACTTATACTTTAGACTTTGAGGTCAGTAACGATGGAACAAACTGGACGGTGTGGGAATCGTTCCCGTCCACTACATTGGCTGATCGTGAGTGGGCATACTTTAGCATTAACGCCACCCAAGAGTTTTATTACTTTAGGTTAAAGAACCGAAACACACTAGCAACATTTTCGTTGCGTGCCATCCAGTTTGCGCAAAGCCAGCAAGTCATTCCCATGGCCAGACTAAACCGTAATGACTACTGGAGCCTCCCCAATAAACAATTCCCCAGCCAGCGCACGCTGCAGTATTGGTTTGATCGTTTGATCGAGCCGCGCATGTACCTATGGCCGGTGCCAAACAATAACTACCAGGTGTTTCAGTTAATTGTTGAGACACAGATGCCAGACGTTGGCTCGTTAACAAATGAATTATACCTGCCAAACCGTTGGATTGGTTCGATCCAGGCCACACTATCACACAAACTGGCGATGCAGTTACCACAGATTGACTTGGCCCGTGTGCAGTACTTAGAGGCGCAGGCCACTAAACTAGAATACGACGCGGCACAAGAAGAGCGTGACAAATCACCAATCTACTTCCAACCTAACATAAGCTACTACACACGATGAGCGGCGCATACGTAATGACCTACACCAACCTGGTAGAGGACGTCCAGCGTTACATGGAACGTGACGACGCCGGGTTTGTTGCACAGATCCCCAGCCTAATTGGATTGGCCGAGGCAGCTATTGCGGCGGAATTAAAAACACTATTACAGCTAACAGTGGTTGAAACTAGTCTTGCAACAGACCAGGATGTTTTAAATAAACCAGCGCGTTGGCGTAAAACTGTGTCAATGAAAGTAAACGGCGCTCCCGTTTTGTTGCGCTCACAGGATTACATTGCGCAGTATCAGTCTGAATCCGCTAATGGGCAGCCAAAGTATTACGGCGAGTATGACTACAACAACTGGAACTTTGCGCCGAAACCAGATCAAGAATACCCGGTTGAGATCATTTATTACAGCCTAATTCAACCGCTTGATGACAGCAACCAGACTAACCTGTTCACGCGTGAGTGCCCGCAGGCAATGTTGTTTGGAACTTTATTGCAAGCCCAGGGCTATTTAAAGGCCTTAGACAAAATACCTGTCTGGAAGCAATACTACACAGAGTCACTTGCGGCGCTTAAAAAAGAAGACAACTCACGTCGTATCGACAGAAATACTACGGTCCAGGAACCATAACATATGCCAATCTATACATCACCGTTTACCGGAACAGTTGTACAACCAACGGACGTATCGTACTACGAGCTTAACTTTAGCGCTAATGTACAACTCTTCTGGCCTGCGGTTGTTAACCCACAACAAGTCCCCGCCGCGCGTATTATCGACGCCACCCCCTCTGTCGCTAGTTTAGTAATCTCGTTACCTGCAGCAAACCAGGGCACAACCGGGACT